GTCAACCTTGATGGCCATGTGCAGGACGGTGATGCCCCCACCAAAGCGTGCCCAGCCTGCGACGCCACCGTGCCGTTGTCGTGCACGGAGTGCCCGCTGTGCGGTCACATCTGGGAGCCCCAGCCGCAGGAGGCCAGCGCTTTGTTCGATTTCATCATGAGTGAAATCGATCTGCTCAAGCGCTCGAATTTCCGGTGGTGCGATCTGTTTGGCGGTGACGACGCCTTGATGGCCACGGGCTTTACCGCCTGGGGTGGCGTGTTCTTCTTAAACGGCCGCTGGCATGCCGTTGGCGGCGCCAAGTCGCGGCGTCCCACTTTGCTGGCGGTGGGTGAGCGCACCGTGTGCATGGCGCGCGCTGATGACTGGCTCAACGAGCACGAGTCGGCCGACGCGGCGCACAAGACCCAGCGCTGGCTCAACGAGCCACCCACAGTCAAGCAGTTGAATTTATTGCCGCCCATCTGGCGCACGGACTACGGCTTGACGCGCTACCACGCCAGCGCCATGTTGGCGTTTCAGTTCAACCGCCAAGACATTGTGCGCCTGGTCATGGCGGCCCATGACCGGCATCCCAGCAGCCGCAGCGACTTATTGGGGGCGGCTTGAAGTGCGCGGTCTGTGCCCGCCAGGCCAAAGGCTACGGCTGGTTTAACCCCCACCTTAAACGCAGCGACCCCGCGCGCTACTCAGACCACTGGGTGTTTTGTTCGCGCCGCTGCCAAAACGCCTTCTCAACACTCATGAATAAAACACAGGGCCACATGATTAATCCAAGTGACATGGAAAGCACCGCCATGGGGGCGTGCCTGCAGCCGCTGGGCGAGTTCGTCGGCACGATCGGCATGGACCGCCCGCTGGCCAGTTACAGCCGCATGGAGGTGCTCAGTCTGATTGAGGTCGTGGTCACAGCGTATCAAGGCCAGATGACGGCTGAGCACGAACGCATGGCCGCGCGCGACCGCTCGTTTTTGCCAGAACGCCTGCGCTTGCAAAGGGGGCGTGTGTGATGCTGGACTTCAACGCCCGCCCCAAAATTCAAGTGCAGATCAGCCAGCTCATTGATGCCGCCTTGATCCGCGAGCGTGCCGGCCAGACACCGCGCGACTACCTGGGTGCCTCGCGCTTGGGCGTTTCCTGCGAGCGCGCACTGCAATACGAGTACACGCATACACCGGTGGACGCGGGCCGAGATTTCTCAGGCCGCTTGCTGCGCATTTTTGAGGTGGGCCACACGCTGGAAGACTTGGCTATCCGTTGGCTGCGCCTGGCGGGCTTTGATTTGTACACGCGCAAAGCCCAAGGCGGGCAGTTTGGCTTCTCGGTGGCCGGAGGGCGCATCCGGGGCCATGTCGACGGCATCTTGAACACCGGTCCGGCTGATCTGGGCGTGCGCTACCCGGCGCTGTGGGAGTTCAAGACCATGAACGACAAGTCCTGGCGCGACACCGTCAAACACGGGGTGGCCAAGTCCAAGCCAGTCTACGCGGCCCAGGTTGCGGTGTACCAAGCCTACATGGAGGCCAGCATTGCGGGGATCTCGGCCAACCCGGCGCTTTTTACGGCCATCAACAAAGACACCCAGGAAATTTGGTTCGAGTTGTTGCCCTTTGATGGTGGGCTGGCACAGCGCATGTCCGACCGCGCCGTGCGTGTGATCAGCGCCACCAACGCAGAAGAGGTCTTGCCACGCGTGGCGACTACCCCCAGCCACTTTGAATGCAAGTTCTGCGCGTGGCAGGACCGCTGCTGGGCTACGTCATGACGGCCGACAACAGCGTCTGGCAGGACTACAACAACGCCCCGGAGCCAAGGCTGGCATCAGCGGCGGACACGCAGGCGCTGCGCGACGGTCTGCTGGAGCGGCTGGAGTCGGTGTTGCTGTACCTGTTTCCCAGTGGCCGCATTCGAGGCAACAAGTTCTATGTGGGCGACATTGATGGCGCACCGGGCAAGAGCCTGGTGGTGGCACTCGATGGTCCCCGGCGCGGGCTGTGGAAGGACTTCGCGGGTGACGAGGGCGGCGACCTGATCGCGGCCTGGGCCAAGTCCCGGGGCCTGTCAACGCAGCACGACTTTGCGCGCATCGCCGACGAGATCCGGCAGTGGCTCGGCTTTGCGCCACCGCTGGACGCTGGGGTCAGGCGCGACAGGCGAGAGGCCAGCACGATGGCGGTGGACGAGCTGGGACCCTACACCGCCAAGTGGGACTACGTCGGGCTGGACGGCGAGTTGATCGCCTGCGTCTACCGCTACGACCCCCCCACGGGCAAAGAGTTCAGGCCGTGGGATGTGCGCGCCCGCATGTGGCGGGCCCCCGATCCGCGCCCGCTGTACAACCTGCCAGCGGTGCACAGGGCCCGCACCATCGTCTTGGTCGAGGGTGAAAAGTGCGCCCAGGCGTTGATTGGTGCAGGTATCGTGGCCACCACCGCCATGAACGGGGCCAAAGCACCGGTGGACAAAACCGACTGGTCTGCGCTCAAAAACAAAGTGGTGCTGATCTGGCCGGACCGCGATGCGCCGGGTTGGGACTATGCCGAGAGCGCGGCTCGTGCCTGCGCAGCCGTGGGCTGCCAGTCGGTGGCGATCCTGGTGCCACCCGCGGACAAACCGCTCAAGTGGGACGCCGCCGACGCGGTGCTGGAAGGTTTTGATTGCGCCGCCTTCATCGCGCAGGCTGAGCGTCGGGTGGTCAAAGCGGCAGCACCCATGGTGCCGACCTTCACGCTGGGTGCGTTGCTCGATGATGACTCGCCGCTGCCCGAAGATTTGATTGAGCCGCGCGTGCTGACTCCGGGCGGCTTGCTGGTGTTTGGCGGTGCACCCAAGGTGGGTAAGAGTGACTTCCTGCTGGCCTGGCTCACGCACATGGCGGCTGGGGCCGCGTTTTTGGGGATGAGGCCACCCCGCCCGCTGCGGGTGTTCTATTTGCAAGCCGAGGTGCAGTACCACTACCTGCGCGAGCGGGTCAAGGGCATTCGCCTTTCGCCAGAGTACCTGAAAATAGCACGCACCAACTTCATGGCCACGCCGCAGCTGCGCCTGATTCTGGACGACGACGGGCTGGCGCAGGTGATCCCGGCCATGGTGGCCGCCTTCAACGGCTTGAGCCCCGACATCCTCGTGATCGACCCGATTCGCAACGTGTTTGACGGCGGTGACGCCGGTGGTGAAAACGACAACGGCGCCATGCTGTACTTCTTGTCACAGCGGGTGGAGCGCATCCGCCAGGCAGTGAACCCCGAGGCCGGCGTGATCCTGGCGCACCACACCAAAAAGCTGGGCAAGCGCCAGTTTGAGGAAGACCCGTTTCAGGCCTTGGCCGGGGCCGGCAGCCTGCGCGGCTATTACTCGTCGGGGATGCTGCTGTTTCGCCCCGACGAGGCGCAATCCACCCGCCACCTGATCTATGAGCTGCGCAACGGCCCGGCCATTGAGACCAAGTTCGTCGACAAGATGGACGGCCAGTGGCACGCGGTCACGGTCCATGAGCGTCTGGTGTCCAAGGAATACGGCGAGCGGCTCGATGCCGAGCGCAGTCGCAAGCGCGATGCCATTGTGCAGATCCTGTTCGAGGAGGCGGCTCTGGGGCGCTGCTACACCGCCAACCAACTCGCCGAGGCCTTTGAGGGCAAGGCCGGTCTGGGCGGTGAACGCACGATTCGGGAGCGGGTCTCGGCCCTGGCCACGCAGGGCTTTATCAAGTTCTTTCGCAACAGCGAGGCCTACGGTCTGCCCTCCATCAAACGTTCCAAGTTTGGCTACCTGTGCGTGGAGGGCATGGTCCTGAACACACCCGCCGGCGAGCCCGACCCCGACACCGGCGAGCTGCCACAACGCGCCCAAAAGACGCTGCCAACCCACTACAAATGCCCGCAATCCGGGGTCGCCATGCCCGTTGAAAACCCGGATGTGTGGGTATATCAAGAATCCATTAATGAACCTCAGGAGCCCGTATGAATCCGATTTGCCAAGATAGAACCATTGCTGTGCGCATGGCTCATTTGACCCGCTTTGACCCGCATCAGCCCGCAGGTGTTTGCACCCGCAGCGTGTTGGCACCAGCCAGCATGAACCACGTTCGGTATGCACCAGTTAGCGTGTGCACGCACCAGCAAGTTGGCAAAACTTTTGCCAACTTGAGCTCTTTTTTTGCCAACTTAATGAAGTTGGCAGACCCTTGCCAACTTCATGTTCATATAAATCAAGTACTTACGTTGAAGTTGGCAAGTTGGCAAGTTGGCAACTCAAAAAATGCTGCCAACTTACCAACTGGCCGCAAACCCGCATGGATGCTAGATTCTCAAAATTGCAATGTTGGCGAAAACTCCCCTCTCCCTACGGGAGAGGTAGACAACCCCGACTTAAGTCGGGGTGTCCACCTCTGGCTCAAATCCTATTTGTTTCAAAGTTCGATGGTGCGCGATGTCGACACCCCCCAGACCCTGGTCAAAGGAGGCCGGCACCATGGCTAAGCCCACCGTCTTGGCCCTGGACCTGGGCACCACCACCGGCTGGGCTATGCGCTCCAAAGATGAGCACATCGCGCACGGCTTTGCCAGCTTCAAGCCCCAGCGCTTTGAGGGCGGTGGCATGCGCTACCTGCGCTTTAAACGCTGGCTGTCTGAGCTCCAAGGCCTGACCGGTGACGTCCACCTCGTCTACTTCGAGGAGGTTCGGCGCCACCTTGGTGTCGACGCCGCCCACGTGTACGGCGGCCTGCTGGCCACGCTGACCAGCTGGTGCGAGCACCACCACATTGCGTACCAAGGGGTGCCGGTGGGCACCATCAAAAAACACGCCACCGGCCAAGGCAACGCCAGCAAGGCCCAGGTCATGGCCGCCATGCGTGCCCACGGCCACCCGGTGAGTGACGACAACGAAGCCGACGCCCTGGCCCTGCTGCAC